AGGTCGGCTCGGACTCAGCCGCGGCACCGCCCTCTGTCGAGATGAACGCTGCCGAGGATGCGGTGGACTTGCGCGGGATTTTGACATCGCCGACAAGACCTGTGAGCATCGTTGCACCGGCCTGCATAACCGAAGACGCATTGCGCAGAACGTCAATGAAGTCGCCTGCACGATAGTCTTCAGCAACCATCGCCGAATCATCCGAGGTGTTCAGGTCGCGCTGACCCCAAGAACGCAGAACGTCGGTGGGGATGTAGAGACCTTGAGCATCTACGCCTGCACGCTTTGCCGCTTCGGCAGAAGCCTCGAACTCGCCGCGAGCAGCGTCTGCTGCCTTACGGTCTGTCGGGTTTGCCATTGCGCGGATCGCACGCATGAGCGAGAAGTTCTTAACCTCTTTGCGCTCCATGCCGATGTCTTGATTATCAAGCGGCTTATCGCCGATTGCTTCAAGCAGTTCGCCACGGAATGCGGCCAAGTCTTTGCCCTCGGAAATCGCCTTATCGGCCAGATCGCGCTGGTTGTGCTTGGCTGCGAGACGATACATCTCGGCGGTGTCTTTGGCGGCGGCGCGGGCAGCTTCGGCCTTCACCGCTTCCACATCAATCTGAGGTTGCTCAGACATTGTGATCTCCTTTCGGGGAGTTTCAGGTTTACGGGATTGAAGGTCGTCATCTGCGTTGCGACCAACGCCGACTGTCCGGTCAGCGGGAATCGACACAACAGAAACTTCCATTGGTGTCCACGAAGAGACGCGGTAGCTATCCGATCCCTCGCGGTCCATTTTGTTGACTGCATAGCCAACGGAGATGTTGCCGCGAATATCGTCAACAACGTCATTGTAGATTTCGCTCGCAAGTGCGCCCTTTCCAAAGCGCACCGTTCCCCGGAGACGCCGGGTAGCGGGGTCGATCTCTACGCCCTCAACCACGCCGATCTGCTGGCGCGGGTCGTGGTCCAGTAACAGAGGCATACGGCCTGACCGAGCAAACTCAAGGTCAATGCTGCTCTCTGAGTGATCTAAGATTTCCATGCCGAAGCTGCGCTCAACCGGCTCTTCGCTGGAAATGGCAATGCGAACAGTGCGGCGCTCTTCGTCAATGACGTTGGCGGATGCCGACATCGCTCGCGTCTTCATATCATCGCGGCTGAAGCGGTCTTTGTCTTTGTAGCCGCGTTCCGCCACCTTCGTGAGAGTTGAGAACCGATGGCCGACCATCACGCCGGATGCCTCCCAGCCCTCATCGCCTTCCCGGTAAACCTCGATCAAGGCAGCGGGATCATCCGCATCGCCGCTGATAACGAAGTCTGAATCCGGCACGTCAATCTGACCGTCGCGCTCAATGCGCTCAATCTTTCCGTATGCTTCGCCGCCGCTTGAGTTCCACTCAACCCAATCACCGACGCTCAGTTCATCCGGTTCTGCACGCTGCTCAACCATCTCTGTATCCTCGTTTTCTTCGGGGATAGTATCATCTTTTTCATCTGTTTGCACTGAGCGATCCTCATCCATTCCCGCCGCCTTGTCACGGGACCAAGAAAAGCCCGCATCACCGCCCCAAAGCGCCCAAGCTATACGCCCAGCAGACGGGTATCCATCTTCGCCGGGGCTGAAGCCTTCGGCTTGCTTGTCCACCTCATGCCGGGAAAAGAAGCTGAACATGCGCTTCACGGTGTCTTCGGAGAGATTCTTGCCGTTCACGATGTCTCGCGCCCGCGCAACACCCACCTCAGTGCCACCTCGGCCATATTCTTTTCGCCAATCAAGCCCGCGCTGGGCCTCTTCGCGCATCCCGGCTGTCGGCTTGTAGGACTCAGACATCGCCACCTCCATCTATCTCGGCTTGGACCGGCAGCTTGTTGCCAAACGGCTCATACGCCATCGAGAGGTTGTATCGCTCAGAAGTCTCCTTGTCCCGCTGAATCTGGCTGAACGTCTCTTCAGCATCTCGACCATAGTTGGCAGCGATGTCCGTGTGGCTCAAGATGCCGTTCTGTAGGCCCATGATTGCAGCGTTCATTTCCTTCTGCGGATCGACCCACTGGAAGCCACGAGCGCGGAATGTGTAATCCTCAGTAAACTTCTCAAACTTGCCGGGGCCGTTGATCGGGATCAGCGCCATGTCCATGACATGCTCCAACCACACCCGATAAAGAGGGTCCATGAAGTGGTCGATCATAAAGGCGTGCAGAGTGCGATAGAAGTCGCGCTCTTCCAACGCCCCCTGCCGAATCGAGGAATAGCTTGTATTCTCTAAGTCATTGGCAAGCGATGTATAGCTAACCCCAAGGCCACCCGCGATGCCGCGCAAGATCGCCTTCTCGAAGTCGGCAAAGGCGCTGGTTGGGTGATTGGGATCAAACGCCTGAAACTCCACACCGGCTGGAAGCTGATGAAAGGTTCCGGCCTCTGCATCGTAGATCGGCGTGTAATCATCCTCCATGTCATCAGCGGTAAAGCCATCACCGCTTGGAGACGTGAAGAAGCCCATTTTGGACGCAGCGGTGCGAGCAGCAACCAACTCTGCCTCTCGATAGCCGTGGAGCATCTTGAGCGCCATGATGGCCGCTGTCGGCCACGGTGTGCCTCGCGTCTGACCTGCGCGGGTGGGCTTGTAGATGTGGATCATCTGATTGGCAGGCAGGCGAATCCGCTTCTGGCCCTTTGCTAGGGTTGTATAGTCGTAATCACCGGGGTGCGATGTCAGAATATGGTAAGCCACCGGACGGCGGTACTCATCCAACTCCACACCCATGCGAACCTGGTTCCCATTTCGGTAACGCTCGTTCATCTCGTCATCAATCCGGTCAGGCTCGATGATCTGAAGCGCCATGCGGTGCCGGAAAGATGCCCCCTTAACGATCCGCAAGAACACCTCACCATCGCGGGCCATGCCGGTGATGATGTGGTTCTGTAGGTCCAACATGCTCATCTGGCCGTCCACGGTAGGACCACCCAAACGGCTAAACTCAGACCAAGCGGTCTCAATGATGCGGTTTCCACCCCGATCTATCGTGCCGTCGGGATTGCGGGCTTTAACCTGAAGGCGGATTCCGCGCTCACCAACCACATTGGTGCGCAGAAGGTGCAAATACCGCTGGAAATACTCGTTGTTGCGCTCAAGATCGCGTGATCGGTTGCGAAGATCGGGGAGCGCCCACCGGATTTCACTGTCTGCGCTGCGATCCCCAGGTCTAAAATCAGCGAAAAGCCGCCCTTTTCCGGCGGCTGCGTACATACGCTTCTTTTGCGGCTTCGGTGTCCGCTTAAACAGGTCCAAAACTCCCATTAGCTGAACCTCACCTTCACCGTTGATCCGCTCGATTTGCCTCGCTTGATACGCTCCTTCACAATCTCTTGCTGCAACTCGCGCCGATAATTGTCACGGGCAGTCATCAATTCATCAAAGGTCATCTTGCTCAGAGAACGGCCAGCGATGCTATAGCTACTCACATCCGAGTCCGCCTTACCCTCCAAGATAGACTGAATCTTGGCAACCATGATCTCGGCGTGCGTGCGAGGGTCAGAATTGTTGACATCCAAGTCCACAATCGCCGTGAAAGCGCCGCGATCCACAACGATCCGGTTGCCGGTTGCCGTCTCTGTGACCTCAAGCTGCCAATGGTAGTACCCCGCCGTGAAATCTGCCGAATCCGCGCTGCTTACCGTGAACAGGTAGGTTCCGCCGGCCTCAGTTGCGGGCATTATAATTTCGCTTGACCCACCAGCCGTAATCCGCGCAACATACTCAGCAGAGAAGCTGGCGGGCGGATAGTCACCAGCGATGTCGCTGCGCTTCCATTGGATGAAATCGCCGACAACAACCTCAAGCGGCTCGCCTTCGGGCGCGTTGTCTGGGTCGAAGAGATTTGCCATCACTTGTATCCGTGGACGAAGCTATTGCGCTTTGGCATCACTCGCCGCTTTTTAGGTGGGCCACTTTTATCATCCGATTGTAGCCTATTTTGGGCCTGCTTGTAAACGCTCTCCAGATTTACGTTAAGTATGGCGAGCGCCGCTGTCGCATAGACCCTACAGTCCAACGCTTCGTTGCGCGTTCTGATCTTGACCCACTCTTGCTTCGGCCTGCCCTTGAAGTATTTGGTGATCTTCTTTTCTGCCGTCAGCATTCGGAAATACTCTTCATCCCGATCCAATGGGAAATGGCAGTACCCCTCACCCGGCTCTCGCATCTTCAGGCGAGCATAAACCAACTCTTTCGTGGTATCAGTGCCGACCGGGAATAGGTTGATTTTGCCGATATTGTTCTTTGTAGGCCTGCCGATCACTGGCTTGCCGTCACCGCCCACACCCTTGATCGCAAACACCCGCTTACCCGTTCTGGTCTTGGCATAGTTGTAGACCTGCTGCGTATAATGGCCCCCAGAGTCAATGCAGGTCGATCTCAGCGCCATCTCGCCTTGCGTCGGGTGTTGGTATGATCGCAGAAGTTCCTCGTCCAAGCGCATCCACAATTCCGCCGTGGACGGGTCGCCATAGATCGTCCGATACTCAACAGACCAACTTTCCTCCCCTCGTCCCCAAGCGACGACCTCATATTCAAGACGGTCATCCTGAACGTCCACACCTGCCGTCAGGACAAGAGCCTCTTCAGGCAGCTCACCGCCCCAGTCCTCACGGCGGTCCAGAAGGTCATGTTCGTCAATCTGCTCCCCCTGCTCCTCCCACGTTTCGCCGAGAAAGGTGTTCACCCAGGTTTTCAGCCGCATCGGATCGCGCTTTGCCGCCAAGAAGTCTCGCACCGTGTCTTCCATCGGCGTCCACGGCGAATACAGGCCGCTCAGATGGAAACCCGCAGTCTTCCCATCCCCCTGAGCCGTAGCCCTCCACTCTCCGTACCTGATCGCCTGAAATCGCTTGGCATCTGTCCAGCAGCTTCCACATTCTTCGCAGATGTAATGCGCCGTGTGAGGCTGGCCCTCGGTCCACTGCACATTCGCCCATTTTAAGACCTGATGCTCGCCGCAGTCAGGGCATGGAACATAGTATTTGCGCTGATCGCTTTCTTCATACGCCTGCTCAATACGGCTCGCCCCCTTTTCCGTCGGGGTACTCACCAAGATGATCTTGCGATTCCAAAAGGTCGCGGATCGGCGTTTCGCCAAGCCAACAGGGTCGCCCTCCGTCCCCGCCGAGATCGGGTATCTGTCCACCTCGTCGCAGAGGATGATGCGGCATGGCCGAGATGCCAAAGACGCCGGGCTATTCGCGCCACACGCCGTCACATGACCGCCAGCAAACACCTTGTGCAGCGTTGTGTTGCCGCTGTCCCTGCTGCGAGGGTCTTTGATCTTCCCAGAAAGCACAGGCGTGTCACGGATTGCAGGAGCAAGGCGGTCCTTCGACCAAGTTTGCGCCATCTCCAGCGTCGGCTGGACAACAAGCATCGGAGCCGGGTCTTGGTGTATGTGGAAGCCCACAACATTGTTGATAAGTTCCGTCTTGCCGACCTGTGCGGCTGTCATCAGAACCACGTTCTCAATGTTTGGATCAGAAACGGCGTTCATCATTCCGCGCTGATATTCCGCACGGCTTGTTG